GTACACCAAAACATATATCTATCTCCATTATCCAGTTCCCATTCAGCTGCACCCTTAATCTCTCCATTAGCATCTGTATACATTAAGGCCCATGTGTTCTCAGGACTTCTTGCATAAATCTTACCAGCATCTCCAAAAGCATAAGTGGAACCATCTGCTCCGGTGACAAATACTTTAATTAAATCTGTAACAGTAGCGCCTGATGCTGGAAGTAATGCTTGTTTACAACTTAAAGAGTCTTGGCGCTTATGAAGATCAAGCCCGTATCCAAACTTAAATGCGCCTGGGATACCTTTATCGTTCTCATCTGACACACCGCCTCTAAAAGATTTTATGATATATGGTCTCATTGTCTTCAAATTAATGATACATCTATGATACATCTGTGATACATCTAGTTCGGGAATAACTATCTAGGGAAGTAAGGAGAAGATTAAAACTTTTAGTTCTCTCCCTACTCCCCTAAGGAAGTAAGGTGATATACAAGTATCAATGCGCTCTCATCTCACAAGGCCTATATGGTCGCAAACAGTTGCGCACCAGCCTTTCGTCTCATTGGAAGAACACGATGTCCGTACAAATACAATCCTTGATACAAAGTAGCAAACTGCTTTTCTGCATCTTTCACTCTACTCTCTGACCACTTGTCAGCAAAGGTGATGAATGAAGGATGATTAGCAAGAATCTGATATCCTTGTCCGCCTGCAGTTGTCACACAAGTAGCATCAACGCCAGCAGCAGTACTTCTACCTGCTCTAGTTGAACATTTACTACCCGTAGCCAATCTGATATCAAAGCCAGCCACTCTACCAACTTTACCATTAATTATCACTTCTTCGTGATACATAGCAATGTCGGGTTGCATTTCAGCAGCTTTCCTTAACATTCCTTCAAAAACAGCAGGAAGAGAAATACTTCTGCCATCAGTAGGAACATCATTATCATTCAACATTGTAGATAGATCAACAATAGCATCATAGACAGTACTAGCACTTACAGTGGTAGGAATTGCAGCTTGGATTTCGTAACCCCAGCCTGATTCCAATACAGGACCACCATCAGCATACGCATCTCCTGCAATATGGATACCAGATAAGATATCACCATTTTGCGCTCTGTTCGGATTATCTCTCACACTTACACCTCCGTCCCAGTTCTCAACTGTGATAACATTAGTATTCGTAGCACCAGTAATTCTCCACCAATCAGTTGTTGCCCCAGATTGAGACACTAACCTAATAGCTTTACCAACTACATCAGCTCCGAATCCTGCTCTATAAAGAGTGTCAGAAATACCATTTCCATCAATATTGATATTCTCCACAGGCTGGTCACCAGTACCAGTAGTTCCTATATTCTGCAAGGTGATAGTTCCACCAGTTGCAGTTGTAGCAACAGAAGCATGTGTATCAGCTCCATCACCTAAATACAAATGACTCACTCCAACATAACTTCCAGCCTTAACATAATAGGCATTTGCTAAAATCATCGTATCAATACTTCTCTCAAGAACCTTTGCAGCATTCTTGATTAAAGAGCTATCCTCATCATTCACATAAGAGAATTGACTATCAGCTTTGTCGATATCAAAGTTGTAGTATTTCTTATGTGCAATTTGTAAGGTGAATTCAGTATCTTCAGGATGCTGGACATTCATATCAGTACCAACTGTGTAATTTCCTAAAGCGATATCCTCAAGAAATGTAAGAATATTCACTCTATCGCCCATTTGTTTGATCTCTCCTTCATAATCAGTGTTAGTGATAGCAGGAGTCAAAGCGTTTCCGTAAAACTTTTTCAAGACATTCGCGCTAAATTTTTCTCCAAAATTTTGTAGACTCATAAATAAAATATTATTTAGCCTCTATATCTTCTGCGACAGTTATTCTCCAATGTCTTTACTTTTGATTCGCCCTTCAAGAAGCATTTTCTTATACAACCGTGGGTTCTCAGTTCTAATCGTGGCTGCTTCTTCAACGGTGATCTTTCCGCCTTTGACAGGGAGATGCTCTCCACCAGTAGGACTTTCTAATCCCTTAGGTTTTGCTTTCACTACTTTCTTATCATCAAACAAGAATGATTTAGCTAAAGTGATAATGTTCTTGACTCCCCGGTTTTCGTCAGAATAGCAGAACTTTTTAAAGTCCGCTTCTCTCCCAACCAGTTTGTAGCCATTATCTTTAGCCCATAATTTGGCTTGCACCAAATCATCATTCCACGCTTGTGATTCTTTCATATCTTGTAACTCTTTACCCATTTTGGCTTGCTTCCTTGCGATAGCTTTTTCGCCTTCAGTGAGTAAGTCCCAATCATCAACACTATTAGAGAGCTCTTTTTCAGAAGATAGTTCGCTAGCCTTTGCTAACTTGGTCTCAAGCTCAGTTTTTTCCTTGGCAAGTTCTTCATTTACATGGAGTAAACGAATTCCCTCTTCCTTGGAATCACTAAACTTTTGTTTATAATCTATACCCTTATCAGCGGGAGACCCTTCCGCTCCAGGGGTAGCCTTTGTTGGAGAAGTGCTACCATCTTCTTCCGTTCCTTCCGGGGTTAGATTTGGGTCGTTCCCTTCAGGAGTCTGGGGTGATTTTATTTCATCACTCATTGTAGTGCCGTTCCACTCTCTTCTGAGCTTTCGAAGGACTCATAAGATTCGCGGGTCTGGCGGTTAAATTGTCTCTAAATCTGCTATCCTGGCGTTGGTTTGTTCCAACTGCACAGAGATAGTGCTATCAATAGGGAAGTTATTAGCTGTCAGGACTTCCATTAAGTCCATAAGAAATACTTTCCTATCCAAAAGATCCTTTAGTTCAGCATTCATCTCTTGAACCTCTACTGGTTCATCTTGAATCTCTTCCAATACTCTTCTAGGTGCATCTTTTGTCTTTTTCGCCCGTCTTGTCTTGCTCATGGTAATACATATCTATTTCACCTAATGTTTATAAGATATGTGTTTATTTAATTAATGATTCTAAATGTTTAATTAACGCTATCCTGTTCGATCCAGTGTTCTCTAATATGCCTATGATAGACATATAAACACCAAGGGTAGCTCTCAGATTGTTATCTTTTTTGTCAGAATTATCAGGACTGACAATCTCCTTTTCAATAATATCTTTTTGAGAAAGACAGAAAGCTTTCAAAGTATCCAAGGTTAGTTCCGTTGACAAGACTTCCTGCCACTTGCTATAGGTTTCCTTCTCATCTTCGGTTAACTCATTCAGTTCTATATTACGCTTTTTTAATAGCTTTAAAATTAATGGATGCATGTTATCTGGCGAAAGGTATTATCCCTCCGCAGCTAATTATATCTTTTATGGCTCCTGAGGGTTCTGGTGTTGGAATTGTAAATTCTCCTACTATTCCTGTTCCACCTGTACCATTATTCTTATCAGGGAAAGCAATAAATACATGACCTCCAGCATCTAATGTACATACCTCCCCATACGCACCTCCACCTCCTTCCTCAAATTTTTCATCATCTCCAGCTGCATAAACAATAGTAGTTCCTGTAATTGTTCCTATCCTTCCTACACCATCGTAAAGAACAGAAGATATTAAGAATACATGAGTAGCATCTATCTTAGACGCATGGACATATTTTACAGCCGCGGCTAAGAATTCATTCTCTGTTCCATAAGAACTAATAGTAGTCCCTGAAATGAGAGCTACTCTACTTTTTCCATGGTTAGAATCTCCTTCGTCTTGATATGCTATAAATACATGAGTAGAATCTAACGCAACTGCTGTCATATTTATGCTTACATTAGATGAGATAAATACTTCTGCGGTTCCCCATGAGCTAATGGTGGTTCCTGAAATAAGAGCTACCCTACCAGTGCCATAATAACTATTTGAATAATCACAATATGCTACAAATATATGAGTAGTATCTAATGCTGTAACTGCTTGCCATGGAGCACTTGATCCAGTGATAAAATCACTTTCACTTCCGAAAGAACTAATAGTAGTTCCTGAGATGAGAGCAATTCTTAAAGTACCATTAGCATATTGTCTTCTGTATATTATACATACATGCGTAGAATCTATTTTATCAATACAAATATAATCTGCGACTTGTGAACAAAATTCATTTTCTGAACCATAACTGCTAATAGTAGTTCCAGATATCTCAGCAACAATAGCTTTCCCGACAGAGCTACGGTTATAAGCTATAAACACATGAGTAGCATCTAATGCGACTGCTTTAACATAAGATGTAGGTCCCGCATAAAATGTACTCTCTGTTCCATAAGAACTAATAGTAGTCCCTGAAATGAGAGCTACTCTTGCTCTTCCGTAACCATCACTATCTCTATAAGCTACAAACGCATGAGTAGCATCTAGGGCAGCTACACAAAGATAACCTGTACTTGCTGCATTGAATACACTTTGAGATCCATATTCAATAGTAATATCAGTAAATATTGGAAAGATTGTTTTCTTTAACCAGGAAATAGGAATTTGTTTTATTAAGTACAGCTCTTCATCTTCTTTCTTAAAATAACTTTTAATTGGTATTTGCTCTCCCCCTGAATTGTCCCATCCAACAGCTTTTCTAATCCTGCTAAATTCTGTCAAATCTACATTACCCTCAATCTCAAAGAAGTCTTTTCCCTTTAAATCTTTTATATCAATATCGGTATTTACTTTGAATCCTACTTCTAAGAACTCAGAATCGATAGGAATATTGCCCAAAGATTCAAGAGTCTCAATCTCTAATATCTTTCTCCAACTTAACTTAGTTATTTTAATCAATAAATTAAGTCCATGACCGAAAACATTTTCATACTTAACTTGATGATCATCTATTAGTTTTCCATCAGAGCTATTTACTCCCTCTTTAATAACAATCTTCTTATCTTTATCGTTGTTCCATCTCAACCATGATGGCGTGAAACTTATTTCTTTATCTTCTACTTTATATTTGAAAGGTACATCATCCTGAATATTAGATTTCAACTCAGTGTTAAAAGGATAATCTTTCATTTCAAAACCTTCAGCGATTGATTCAATCTTTCTCTGTTTCTGTTTAACCATCGTATTCCAAACTAATGCCTCTATTTGTTTGTGTTGTTCATCTAACATTGTTTTATGATTCAATTGTATAATAACTTACGACTACATCAATACTTCCTGTCGTAGGAACTGTGCTGGTTATTCTCAAGTCTTCTCCATCAGTACCTACACCTAACATTCCTGCTCCACTTCCCTCTACTATACCAGAGCCTGGTGCTATGCCAGGATGTGCTAACACTACACCAGTAGTAGTAGGAGTAGTTGCAGCAGCAAATCCTATAAGAGCTGCAACATTTACTGTATTAGCATTACTTGCTGTAACTGATATTTTAGTTACTACTATTTTTAATCCTCCAGCTATTGTAATGATTGCTTCATTTGTTTTAGCAGCATCATAATTAGCTCTCAATGTCTTAATATTAGGATGTCCTCCTATTACGAATGGGACACCTGCTCTATTAGCATATAAATCTGTTCTGTCATCGGCAGCTACCGCAGTTGGATTAGTGCCATGGGCTATTGCTTTGGCTCCTACTTTAATTGGATTACCGCTGTCAGCAGCATCATGAGCTATGTCTCCTGCTACTACCACATCATTATCTGTTCCTAAGTCTACAGTGACTGTAGGCATTGAAATAACATCTACTTGTATATGTCCTGCCGCATCTATCAAAACATGAAGATCAGAACCAGAACCATCAACAACAGTATTTCCCATTATGCCAACATCTCCTATTAAAGCAGTTCCAGCAGGTAATGCTTCTCCGAATTTGATATCTCCAATATATGTAGTGTCTGCAATATCACTAGCAAAAACTACTGACAAAGAACCAGCCATGGTCCGTTGTCCTAAATTTATTGCAGGGAAAGAATCTATATCAACAACCAATTCCCCAGAAGAATTAACAGAAATCACCTCATAATCACCAGAACCAGTTGACCTGCCTAATATAATATTTCCTTTATATCCTGCATCGATTAGTGTCCCATCAACATACTGTTCTGAACCACCTCCTGACAATACATCCACTTGTAAATGACCTACAGCATCTGTTGCTAAAATTTGATAGTTAGATCCATCTGTTCCTAATGCTATATTTCCTTTCTTCGCGGCACCCACTGCCTCATTATCAGGATACTGTTCTCCTCCCGCAGCTCCACTAAGTACATCTACTTGTAAATGACCTAAGGCATCAACCAGAATATTCTGTCTATCAGTCCCATCATCACCCTGTATTAATACACCCGATCCAAGTGCAGCACCTTCTGCCGCATATCCCTCAGCTATTGCTGTTAGACTAACATCATCAATCTTTACTGTAGTTGCTGCGCTTCTTCCTCCCCCACTTCCTGCTACTATCTGAGCTATTGCTTTATAAAATTTACCATTATCATCTGTGAGAATGACTGGCAAAGGGTTATCCCTATCAACAGGGCTCTTATTTACATTAATATAGAATGAATCAGGGATATTAACTTTAACTTCTTTCTGCTTCGGTATATTGACCGTAGGAGCCTTAACAGTGATGTTAGGAGTTATCTTTATTCCCTTTACTGCTGACTTTATTGCACTCTCAAGGATTTTTCCTAGTTTTTCAGTCTTTATCTCAGGCACATTAATATCGGGGATCTTAATCTCCGGTATCTCAATCTTTACCATAGCTGGATCCAGCTGCGCTTCAATCTTTACCTTAACCTCAGGACTATTAAGAACGCGCTGAACCTCTGCAAGAAACTCTTTTGATACATTAAAACTTTCAATAGCACTAGTCTGTCCTTCAATCAATGGTCGTATTTCTCTTGCTAAGATCTCTGCAACTATCTTTGCAACAGCATTCTTGTCTTGCTCTCTCTTGAACTTTTCCGTTAGAGCTTTTTGAGAAGCAGCTAACTCTTGAATTGTTTTATTAGATATTTCAGGCATATTTTTATGCTGTTAGTTTATTTAACTCTTGAGCTCCTTCAGACAAAGCCCTGTCTTCGGGAGACTGTTGCTCTTGACCTGGGATTGCTTCAGGCTGAGCTTGACCCTTTTTCTCAGCCTCTTGAACCTCCCTGATCTCCTCAGGTGTTAAATCAATTAGATCCAATGATCTCTTTTGTACAATTTTCACTAAAGCAGGATTGTTAGGGAATTGTTCTTTAATATATCCTAAGACCTGTAAACCCTGTACCTTCTCCTCTTCGTGTGCCTCCTTAGAACTTATTACAGCTCTGTATCCAACAGTAGACTTCCAGTCTTTTGTTTTAACTTTCTTAGGCCAGATATTACCATCAGAACCTGTCTTATAAAGTGTAATGGTTTCCCCTCCACTTACATTAGCTGCATTAATCTTATACCATTTCATTGCCATCTCTTGCCACGCTCTCCTGTAAAACTTTGACATTCCAAGAACCCTTTCGTTAGCCTTCCCAACAAGCATTTTAACTTCTCCTAAGGTAATCTGTTTCTTTTCTGATACTCCTTTTTCAATAGCTGTAGCTGCAGTTCCTTTCTCAACCAGTTTAATCAAAAACTCAATTTGAGTAAGAGTATCTTCTAATCCTGATATCTCTACTGGTTTAATAGTCTCATTAGGGTTTCCTGGAGCAGCTAACATTCTACCTGGTCCCGGCTCATAAGTTTGAGGCTTATAATTCTTAGAAGTAGCATCATACCAATGCATCTGGAAATTCTTTAATGTTCTGTTCTCAATCATCTGACTGAACCAGACATTTAATATCTTGTTTGGAGTCCTCACTATATCGGCCGGAGCATCAGACCATATATCCTGAGTTTCCACATCTTCTCCCCATGTGACATATGGATAAAAATCAACACCTATCGCTTCTATAAGCGGTAAGTGAAATAGTCTAATATTATCATTAGCATAAACATCTACATATCTAACCCATTTGTTCAACTTAACATCCCACGAATGGAATATCTGTTCTGTTAAATTAAGGATTGTATCTCCTGCTCCGAATTTCTCAAACTCCTCAGAGCCAACTCCCATGGTTCTTAGTCTTTCTTGTTTCCTTTCTAATTCCTCTTTATTCTTGCTTGACTGAATTATAGCTTCATCAGAAGAGAGATAAGTTTTAAGTCTTAGCTTCGCATCAGCATCATAGCGCGGGTCAGCAAGAACCTCCCTTAATGACCTGAATATATTCTGGTGACACAAATACCTAGCAGTCTCAATATCTAAAGGATCCATCAAAGGATCCACTACAACATCATAAATATCTAAAGCATTTATCTTAGTCAATCCATTAATAAAATTAAGCTTCTTGAATCCTCTACCGTATAGCAATACATTCTTCTTGTCTTGGACATCTACTCCCTCTAGGTTAAGAGAGATAAAATCAGCATTCCACTTTTCTTGCAACACCATCTCCTTCTCCATATTCCCGGATAACTCCTTCCAATCAACAATAGGAGCATCATCTATCTTAGAGAGTAGCGTTTTGATGGTCTCTTTCATCAAAGGAATATTAACAGCCTGACGCTGTGTCAAACGATTAAACTTCACTTTGTTTCTGTAAAGTGTATAGTTATCAGTCCAATCCACATGTCGCCTCTTCTGAAACGCGTTAGCTATATCTTTTTGCATCACCTCACGGGTAATGGACTCATCAACTGGGGCATGAATTGTATCACTATCTTGAATCATAATTCTTCTTTAATAATATGGTGGGGAGAGAGGACGAATGAGTATCTTTGCAGATAGCAATCCCTTACGCCCTCCTCTCCAGGTGTCAGAGAGTTAGTCTGACTTAGAAGTGATCACCTCACAAGGTTTCCCACATTTGGTGCAATGCCATCTCTTGCCTCCGCATTCGTGCCACATTACATACACGCTTGCTCCGCAACAGACACTTACCATTACCATGTCGCTCACCTCCTTGGAGTCACCTCCTTTGTGCTTTAATAAAAAAAAGACAACCCGTCTGTTACGCTGAACAGGGTTGCCTTCTATGAATTATAGATCAGACATATATCAATCTTCTGTCCTCTTATATTTTATCGTTGTACCTTGGTGGAATTGCTCTGTCAAATGCTACACTCTTAGTTTCTATTTTGTTTAGGAAGCCTTCATCCCAATGCAAGGTAGTTGATCCATCTTTAACATCCAGGGCTCCCTTCGCTATCAGTAACTGTATAATCTTAAGATATCTACTAACTGCCTTAGGAGGAATTCCTGTTAGTTCAATCTTATTAAATAAATCTCCCTTTGTTACTTCCATAATATTCTAAAATAAAATACTTGTCAAGTGCTCCAACTATTTAGTTGGAATATCAAGCTTTAACAGCTCACATAACCTGACTACAAACATGTCTGAGTTACCGAAACCTTTAGCTGTATTCATTCCAAGAATAGTATCTTTGATAATCTTTACCTCTTCCCCTGTGAATTCTATCTCTTTTATCAACTTCAATGCTTTCTCTAAGTTAAGGTTAGCACCACCATTAGGAGCATCAACCCACTGTAATTCTTTCTTTTCTTTAGCATTCATTTCACACTTTAGGATTATTTCTCCGGATCTCTTCAACTCCATAATGTTCAATCCCTTTAACGCGTGTAACTTATTAAGCATCCTTATTATTCCCAGACGCTCAATCGCTTGTAATTTGAGTTTTGTATCACTCATGTTTTTATATTTATTAATTATATTAACTACGACCTTTAATTTTCTTATGAAGTATCCTATGACAACTTTGGCATAGAGTTATTCCATTATTGATATCCCATAACTCAGCACATGCTAAAGCATCTTTAATCGTTTTAATATTATATTCTCCTATAATTTCTCTTAATGTCTTAATATGGTGCGGTCTCAAGTTCTTTCCTATTACTCCACAATTTTGACATCTATACCAATCTCTCTTAAATACATCTGATCTCCATAATCTATATTCAAAACTATTATAAATCTTATTATATAAGGGAGTAATTCCTCCTCTCCAACAAGGATTATTACTTCCATAATGATGCATTTTAGAAGTATCTTTAATCCTCCAAGTTCTTCCTTTATTATTCCCAACCTTTCCCGCAAGAGATTTAGATATCCTTTTCTTCCTTTCTTCAGGCATAATATAACCACCACTAGCTTTTCTAGATTCTACTCTTTTTGCTATATGCTCTTTTGTTTGTTTAACTCCTTTAAACATAATTCTTAAATACCTATCTCAGGGTAAAAGTTTGGAGCTGAAGGAGTTGCGTGAGCTACTACAATTATCTTTCCTTGGGTAGCAAATGTGAGCATGAATGCGTCAAGGTCATCTGGACTGTCCATACCCTCACGCCTTAATAAATCCTTAGGCTTGATAAGCATTCTCCCTGAGGAATTAGGTTTATATCTAGCCTTAGAGAGCTGATAGAATAAGTCTGGATCATCTAAAATTGTACCTCCTTCCCTAATCCATTGAGCCCCAAGGGAATACATCTCAGCTTTCATATTAGCAAACTTGTCCTTGTTCTCTGCTGAGGATTGTTCTGAAACTCCATTCACTTCAAAGCCTTTATCCTTACATCTATCTACTACACCACCTCCGTATCCAACATCATCAATATATACATCTTCAGCCCTAATGTGTTCCTTCTCCATTATCTCCATGGTAGTTTTAGCAACGGACATTAGGTCAGGATCTTTATCCTTTTTAAGTTTCTTCGCTAAGTTATTAGTCCTTAGATACCAGACATTTGAATCCCTTCCACCTCTGGATACATCAACCCCTAGCCTTCTTACACCCTTAGGTTCTACTTGAGTGCGCTTCATTGAATCTCTGATATCTGCTTCGTGAATAAGAATAATCCAATTACCTGAGTCTATATCTGCTTCCTTAGGAAACTTACAGTTATACAAAATATCAAATAGAATGGGATCATTACATTCTCCACGCGCTTCTTCTATGAACTCCTGCGTTACGCGCCCCTCTGCAATTCCCTGTTTATAATCAATATGGATATTGCGATACTTTGGATCATCGTGAGTTCTCAAGAAATGACCACGCGTAAATGTATTTCCAATCTTGCATAAGAAGTTATCTTTGTGTCCACCTAACATCCTGATAATCTTACCCCTTAACTTGTCAGGGATTAGTGCTGATTCATCTTCAATCAGATTAGGTGCACCGAAACCCATAAGGATATCACCTGCGTCTTCAGTCTTTCTTCCTGCTTGAGCAGACAAGACATATATCTCTCCCATATTACCTGCCCTATCTACCTTGAATGTAAGCTTAGACTGGCTTCTTTGTCTCTTAATCCTTTCCATTGATTCTTCTTTCCCTGGTCTAAACTTACTCTTTATATACTCACTTTCGAATATATGCTTAATAACCTTCTCCATGATTATCTTAGTCTTAGGCATTGTAGGAGCAAGGATAGGCCATCTCTCTGGAAAAGTAGTAGCCCGTAGCAAGACAGCCATTGATACAACATCACTCTTACCGTACTGTGTATAAGTCTCAACCTGCACCCTTGGATGTTTCCTTTCATAAATAGCCCTGAATATCTCTATCTGTCCAGGAGTCATTTCAAAGGGCTCACCCTTATCATCACGAAAGAGCTTCTTAACCGTCTTAAAGGCCTTAAGGTCTTGATCTACTTTAGGCTTAGGTATCACAGTTGTATTAAGGTTTGGCATCTTTTTTAGGGTTAGCCAGTTCACGGAAGAAATCAGTTAACTCTTCCAAAGCACCTTCCTGAACACCATGCGAAAGATCAATATTGGTTTTAGGCATTCCATCAATATAGTTCCAGAGAAGCTTTATCATATCTTTATCCTGCTCTTTAACAGCTTTATTCATAACAACATCAACTACTTGCAGTAGATATGTTTTCTTCTCTCCTTTAGGTATCTCCTCTAATCGTTTCTTTATAGCAGCGGTGAAAGAAATAGAACCTTCAGGCCTTCCAGGCCCTCCGGGATTCCCTTCAACAAATCTCCCTTTGTTATCTCTATCGGATTTCTCCCCGTTAGGTAACGGATCGGTATTAGGTTGTTTAATCTCTTCATCAGGCATGTTAGTATTCGAACTTAATGTTACCTCTTTTAGTATACAAGTCTGGTTTGAACCATTTACCTCTTGCAAAGTACATATCTGCCTTGCTTAGTTTACTCTTATTATAGTCCATGTGACTCAATACAAACTGAAACCTTGTCTGATAGTCCTTACTGTCTGATAGATGCGCTATATTATACTTCTTGTATATCTTCTTGTTCAACCTTTCAAAGACCCATTGCCATCTAAATCTCCAGGCATCATCTTCTT